AAGATCGCCGAATCGAAGCTGCCCGATATCGCCAAGGCCAAGCTGCGCAAGCAATACGACGGCATGGACTCGTTTACCGAGGCGCAGGTGGATGAGGCGATCAAGGGCGAGCGGGAATACCTCGCGACTCTTACCGAAAGCGGCAAGGTAAAAGGCATGGGCGATAACCCGCGCATCGAGGGCGCAGACCGGCCGAAGAAGATCGCGGACATGCTCGACGCATTCTTCGACCCCGCGCATAAAGAACACCGCTCGGTGCAATCCTTCCGCGAGTGCTATATCGAGATCACCGGCGATACGCGCGTCACCGGTCGCATGGAGAATGTAAATCGCGGCCGGTTCGCCGAATCGATCGGTGAGACCTTCCGCGAATCGCTCGATGGGGCGCAGCTCTCCAACGTGCTCGGCGCGGCCCTGCGGCGCTCGATGATTCAGGAATATAACAGCGCGTCCAATTACGACGTGTGGCGGCTGATCGCGGATATCGTGCCGCTGCAAGATTTCCGCACCAACGAACGCACGCGCTTGGGCGGGTATGGCGATTTGCCGATCGTGGCCCAAGGCGCGGGCTATACCGCGCTCGCCAGCCCGACTGACGAGAAGGCGACCTACGCGCCCGACAAGCGCGGCGGCACCGAGGATATCACCCTGGAGCAGATCAAGAACGATGACGTAGGTGTCGTCCGCCGGATTCCGATCAAGCTCGCCCGATCGGCCAAGCGCACGCTTTCCAAGTTCGTGCTGGACTTTCCCCGCGCCAACCCCGTGATCTATGACGGCCTGGCGCTTTACCACGCCACGCATGCAAACCTTTTCACCGTCGCGCTGTCGCTCGCCGAGTTCGGTGTCCACCGGCTGGCGATGCTGAAGCAGACCGAGCTGTCATCGGCCGACCGTATCGGGGTCGCGCCGGCCTTTCTCTTGGTGCCGTTCGACCTGGAGGAGACGGCCACTAACCTGTTCACGCAGGGTACGGAAAACGAGCTGAAGTACCTCTCGCGCATCCGTCCCACCGTGGTGGGGGTGTGGTACTGGACCGACGTCAGCGACTGGGTGACGGTCGCCGACAAAAACGATGTGCCGTTCATTGAGCTTGGCTTCCTCGACGGCCAGCAGGAGCCCGACCTGTTCGTGCAGGACAATCCGACGGTGGGCAGCATGTTCAGCAACGACAAGCTCACCTGGAAGATCCGCCACATCTACGGCGGCAACGTCCTGGATTTCCGCGGCACCACGAAGGCGGTCGTGGCGTAATAGCGGACAATTTATACAACCCCAGAGAGCAGTCCAAAGCCGGGAGGGACCCCGGCGGCGGACATTAACGAGGAGAATGTTCATTATGAAAAACTTTTTTAATAGAACGATGGCGGAAGGCGCTGCGCTTTTCCGCCCTACCTTGGGTTTGGTATTGGGTTTGGTATTGGCGATTGTGCTCGCGGTCCCGGTCGCGCCGGCGCTCGCGGCGACGCCGAACTATTCCATCACCCAGCCCGGTCTGACAGTGCTGCCGTTCCATATCAGCGGGCAGTACACCGCGACCCTGACCGGCATCGTTAAATTCAATATGCCGTTCAAGGCGCGTGTGGTGAATGTTTTGGCCAACGCCAGAGCCTCCGGCGGCACCTCGCCGACCCTGACCGTGGATGTCATGGAGGCCGGCGTCACGATTTTATCCGCGCCGATCTCGATTACCGCCGGCACCGTCGCGGAGGGCACCATTACCGACGTTATCATCGCGGATGAGGCGGCCGTGACCGTGAATTTTGCGATCACCGGGACCTCGCCGACGTGGAACGATATCACCGTTATTTTGGTGGTGTTGCGAGAGTAATAAATACCGGTTATCCGGCGTGACGGTTTTTTATACAAACGCCGGGCCACGCGTCCGGCGTTTTTTTGATGGTGCGTGAAACGCACCCTAGGGGTAAGAGGCATCAAGTATGCAGACAGGCATTGTGAAGTGGTTTAACAGCGCCAAGGGCTATGGGTTTATTACACCCCAAGACGGCACCGCTGATGTATTCGTGCATCACACCGCCATCGATTGCGAAGGTTATCGCTCTCTGGATGAGGGCCAGGCGGTGCAGTACGAGGTTGAGCGCACACCCAAGGGCTTGCAGGCCAAGCGCGTGGTCGTAGGCTAAAATGCCGCTCGCCGATTACCAAACGTTAACCGATAAGCTGGTCCGAGACGACACCGGCAAGATCGCGGTCGCGGACCGGGACGAAGCGATCGCGCGCGCGGTGGCGCGCTATAGCAAGGACCGGCCGCAGATCAAGGCCGAGGACGCGGCGGCGCCCGGCGGTAACTTTTTGAATTTACCGGCCGGGTGGCAGGCTGATTTCAGCGCGCTGCGCTCCATCGAATACCCGATCGGCGACGTGCCGGCGACATTGCTCGCGCAAGAATCGTTCGGCATTTATCTGGCCCCGACCGGGGAAAAAATCATGCTGCGCGACGCGATCACCGCCGGCCAGAACGCGCGCATCAATTACACGATTCGCCATATCGTTTCTTCCGCCCCCGCCGACACCATCCGCGCCGATGACAGAGAGGCTGTCTGCGCCTGGTCCGCCGCGCTGTTGCTCGATCAGCTCGCGGCGCTGTTCAGCGGCGATTCAGACTCGACTATCCAGGCGGACAACGTCGATCACAACAGCAAGTCGCGGGAGTACGCGGCGCGGGCTAAGAGTTTGCGCGCGCGCTATTTCGATGAGATGGGGATCGATCCTAAGCGCAATCTCGCCGCCGGCGTGGTCGTGGATCTCGATCTGGCGGATAGCCAGGGGCGGGACCGGTTGTTGCATCCGGGGAGATTCCGGTAATGGAAGTCTCCTCAATTACCCTCGACACGTCGCTCGCGCAGGAGTATGCGCGGTATTTGCGCACGGCGCCGGCGATTGCGAAGGAGGAGATGTCGATCGGCATCGAGGAGGCGTTGTTGTTGCTGGAACGTGAAATAAAAGACAACACGCCGGTCGGCGTGCACGGCGCCGGCGGGCTGCGCGGCTCCGTCACGCACGCGCTGCATGGCCAGGCCATTACCGAGGGTCTGGGCGTCGCCGGCAAAGTATTCTCGCCGCTGAATTACGCGCTGCCGGTGGAGCTCGGGACGAAGCCGCACTTCCCGCCGATCGCGCCGCTGCGCGACTGGGTCGAGGCGAAGCTCGGCGTCGATAAATCGCGGTCATCATCCGTCGCCTTTCTGGTCGCGCGCAAGATCGCGCGCAAGGGGACGAAGGGCGCGTTTATGTTCACCAACGCGCTGTCTGAAAATGCGCAGCAAGTGATCGGCATATTAAATGCCGCGATGCAACGCATCGTCACGCGGTTGGGAGGTGGGGGGAAATGACCGCGTCCACCGCCCCGTCCCTCACCCCATCCCTCTCCCGGAGGGAGAGGGGGAGTCGGTTCGCTGATGCGGTTGATTTTATATGCCACTAGCCACTATCCGCACCGCCATTAAAAACAAGCTGCTAGGCGTCGCCGGGATCGGCAAGGTCTACGACTATGAGCGTTTTGCGGTCCGGGAAAAGGAATTTCAGGATTTATACAAAGACGCCACGAGCGGCCGGATCCTGGGTTGGAATTTTTATCGTGAATCGACCGTGGAAGAGGACCTCAATAACGCCGAAGTGCGCCGCTTGCACAGTTGGCGCATCACCGGGTTTGAGGGCCTGGACGACGTGGACGCGACCGGTAAAACCTTTGACGACCTGGTCGAGAGCATCGCCGCGGCGTTCCGCGCCGACCCTACTCTCGCCGGCGTCGTAATCGCGAACAAAGATCTCAATCAAGAATTTGGGCCGAGCGGGATCCAGGTGGAGGGCATCGAGCCGGTGATGTTCGCCGGCGTTTTGTGCCACCGCGCCCGCTTGAAACTCATTACCGAAACCACTGAGGCCGTGTAAACGGAAAAAATATGCCAGACATGCTGACGCGCCGTAAAGTTTTGCTCTCCAAGGTCGAAGCGGTTAAGGGCACCGACGCCGCGCCGGTCGTGGCGAGCGACCTGATAGTAACGATGGGCGATTTTGTGATCGCGGTGCCCACGGAAAAAGACCGCGGCGAGGGCGAGCTTAAAGGCACGTTCGGGCCGGGGCTTGGCGTCGTCACCAAGCAATCCATGTCGCTCGAAGCCAGCGCGCGCGTGCGCGGGCTGGGCCAGGGAGTGGGCGCGCTGGTGACGCCGATGATCCATCCATTGTTGATGGGATCGGGACATTCGGTGGTGACCGCCGGCGACGGCTCGGCGACGCCGCGCTCCGCGACCTATTCACCGACCAGCGTCGCGGCGAACCTGAAGAGTTTGACCGATTATGCGTATGAGGACGGCCTGCTCTATAAGATGCTGGGCTCTGTTTGTAACCTCAGCTTCGAGGCGGCGATGGCCGCGCTCACGGCGAAATCCACCCTGCAATCTAAGTACACCGTGCCGACCGTCGTCGGGCTGCCCGCGTTTACGCTGCCGGCGCAAAAGATTTTCCGCATGACCTCGGCGCTCTGCGTTGTCACGAAAGATGCGGTCGCGATCAATATCGGCGCGTTTAACTTCGACTGCGGCGTGAAGGTGGAAGAGGCTAACGAAACCGGGCAGTTTTTCTTCGAGGTTTCCGACCGCGATCCGATTGTGACCATAGACCCGAAGGCGGTCGCGACCGCCGCGGAGTGGGATGCGTTGACGCTCGCCACTACGCTGGCGCTGGTCGCGACCTTCACAAACGAGCTGGGGGAAACCCTGGTATTCACCGCGCAGAAGGCCGAGCGCGACGATGTTAGCTCCGGCAACCGCGCCGGCCGCATTACCAGGCCGCTGAAACTTTCCTTAAAAGAAGGCGCCGCCGGCGACGATCAATACACCATTAAATGGACTGGAGTCTTATAAGTTATGGCACTACGAGTCGATAAACCCGGAAGAAAGCAGGAGTACGTCCTGATCGCGGACCGCGAATCCAGCAAGCCGACGAAATTTATGATCCGGCCGCTGACGTGGGAAGAGATGGCGGAAATTTTAGAGCTTGCGCCGATGACGATGGAGCAGGCGGTAAAAATTAGCGCCATCGTACAAATCGCCAAGGAGGCCAAGCGCGCCTTGACTCCCGAGGAAAACAAGCGCATCAACGAAGTCGCGCCCCGGAGCGCGATGAAGGCGACCAAACAACACGCGCTGGCGGTGCGTTATGGCGTGAGCGACATCCTCGGCCTAGAGGACCTCGACGGCAACCCTTTATCCATGACCTCGCTCGCGTTCGCGCGGCATGCGCACGCGGAGGTGATCAACGAGCTCGGGGCGGAGATCGTGGGCATCAGCCAACACAGCGAGGACGCAATAAAAAACTAAGGCGCGCCGCCCGCGCGTGGGCGGCCGGCGCGGATTGCAGCCAGTGCCCCCGGCTGCCGGCGTATCCGGCGCAATGCGTGGAGCCGGAGCCGATCCAGTGGCGCGATGATCTTGACGACGTGGAGGGGACAGAGTGCCCGGTATTTATCAGGCAGAATTACCAGGAAATATTTCTGGCCTGGGACATGCTCGATAAGGGCGTACCGCCGGCCGCCGGCGGATGGGCTCAGCAGCCGTACCACTGGATCCAGGCATTGCAGGCGATCGGGCCGGAAATTATACGGGCCGAGCGGGAGCGAATAGAAATGATGAAAAAACGACACGAGGAGAACGACTGATGGCGCTTAGAACCGGCAACGGCGAGATGCAAATTGTCTTGCGGGTAAAAGACGACGGCACCGCCGTCATCGAGAAATTCGGCAAGACCAGCGAAAAGGCCCTGGGCGAGACGACAAAAAATACGGAGGAAACTTCGTTCGCCTGGAAAGGCATGGGTGTTGCCGCCGGCACGACCGCGGCCGCCGCCGCCGTGGCGGCTGCGGCGATGATCAAATCGTCGATCGATATTGCCGACGCGACTTTAAAAACCGCCGATACGCTTGGGCTGACCACGGAAGCGATGTCCGCCCTCGTCTTTACCGCTGACCTGGCGGGGGTGTCGCAGGAGTCGCTCAGCCAAAATCTATTGTTGATGACGCGGAATCTTTCTGATGCCGCGAACGGTATGGGGCAGGCGGATGGGGCCCTGCGCAAACTCAACCTAAACGCTGCACAACTCACGGCAATGGCGCCTGAGCAGGCGTTCGCCAAAATCGCGGACGCACTGGAGAACGTCAAAAATAAAAACGATCGCGTGAATATCGCGATGGATATTTTCGGCCGCAGCGGCGCCGAAATGATCAAGGTCATGAAGGGCGGTGCAGCGGGATTAAAAGAAAATGCCGACATGGCCGAACGGTTTGGGCAGGTGATCAGTACGAAAACCGCGCGCGAGGCGGAAATATTCAACGATAACCTTACCAAGCTGAAGGCGATCTCCACCGGCGCCGCAAACCAACTCGCCGCCAAAATGCTGCCGACGTTGATCGACATGACCAATCAATTTTTGGCGGCGCATAAAGCCGGCGGGCTTTTTTATGCGCTTCTCGAAACCGCGGGCGGCGCTGGAACTAGCAGCGCGGAGCGCGTCATTGAACTAAAAACGGCTATCGCCGGATTAACTGAGCAACTGAAATCCGCAATCAATGCTCAGGCGAGTGGATTGGATAAGTTGCTCGGTAGAGACCCGGTTTCGGCCGCGGTTGTCGAAAAACTAACCGCGGAAATTAATACAAAACAGACCCAACTCCAGGCGCTGGAAAAAACAATAAGCAAGCAACAAGCCGATCTCGCCGCGCCAGCCGCACAAAACATACCGCCAGGTGTCGACCCAAAAGCCTTTGCCCCCGATTTTTTTGACCCGGCAGGTTTCGCCGCCCAGGCGGAAGAAAAACAATCCGCGCTCTTCGCCGCGCTCGGCATGGAGAACGAACTCCTCTCCGCCGATTACATCGCGAAGCAGGACATGGCCAATAACGCGTATCTGATGGGGCAGATTTCGCAAGAGCAGTTTTTTTCCGCCTCCGCGTTGCTCGAACAACAGCATCAAGAAAAGTTGGCGGCGGCGCAGGAGGCCGCGGCAAACAAAAAGTACGGATCGCAGTCCGCCTGGATATCGCGGACGCAGGCGCTGATGAAGGGTGATTTCAATTCGCAGCTTCAGGGCACCGGGATGATACTCGGCCAGTTGGCCGGCCTGATGGGGTCGCATAAAAAGAAGGATTTCGATCTCGGTAAAAAAGCGGCGATCGCCAATGCGTACGTGCAAACGTATCTCGGCATGGCGCGCGCGCTCGGGGAAGGCGGGCCTTTCATGGGGCCTATTTTGGCGGCGATTATGTTCAAGCTCGGCATGATGAACGTCCAGAATATCAAGTCGCAGGAATTCGGCGGCGGCGCCGGCGGCGGCGCGATCCCAACGTACGCCGCGCTGCCCGGTACCGATCTGCCACAACCCGATCTGGGCCCGGGTTCGCCCGGCAATATTCCGCCGCCCACCCTGAACATCCCCCAGCAGCCGCGCACGATTAACCTCACCGTGGAGAGCGACAGCGGGATGGTCTCCTTGGAATGGTTGCGTAATCGCTTCGCGCCCGTTCTTAACGAGGCCCTGGGCGATGGGCTCACATTGAACATCAAATAACGATGCCGACCGGGCTCCCCAAAATCCTTTACGAGTCGCGCTTCATGGACGCCGTGCCCGTGGCGAGCTCCACCGCGGCCGGGAATTTTAACGTTTTAAACCTGCGGGACTTCCGCCCGTACACCCAATGGAAACCGGCCGCGATGCCGGCGACGGTGACTGTGGACAGCGGCGCCGCGAAATCGGCCGATTACTGCGCCGTCTACGGCCACGATCTCTTTACCCAGGGCGCGACGCTGGAAGTGCGCCGCTCGACCGATAACTTCGCGGCTAACGATGTCCTGGTCGCCACGATACTGCCTGCCAGCAACGATCCGTTTATTTTACAATTCGCCTCCGTCTCATTCCGGTATTGGCGCATCAAAGTGACCGGCGCGACCGCGCCGTCGCTTGCGATCGCAGCACTTGGCGTGGCGCTGGAGATGCCGCGGCGACTGAGAGAGGGATTTGACCCGGTCGGGCGCGTGGTGAAGGGCCAATATAATCAATCCGTCAAGGGGCACCCGCTCGGGCGCGCGGTGCTGTATGAAGAGTGGTCGGAGGCGTTGCAATTTAAAAATCTCACCTGGACTTTTATCCGCACGTCATGGTTGGCCGCCTGGCGCGCGCACTTGCGCGGCAACCCGTGGATCTTCGTGTGGGACCCGACCGATCACGCCTCCGAGATTTTCCTGGTGGCCGCGAAAGATCAATTTAAAACCCCGCACCATGTCGGCGAGTTCGCCGATTTGAGCCTGGACGTGATGGGGGTCGCGGCATGAGCGATTTTGAACGCGTCTCTGTCGTTGTCGCAGAACTCGACCTCGACACGTGCCTGAACACCTACGGCGTGGCGCCGTGTACCGCCGGCCGGAAGAATACCGGGACCGCGCAAGCCGGGACCGCGAGCACGATCACGCTCGCAGCCCTCGCGTCGGCCGTCGACGACGCCTACAAAAATATGGTAGTGCGGATTACCGGAGGGACCGGCGTTAGTCAGGAGCGCATCATTACGGGGTACGTTGGCGCGACCAAGGTGGCGACGGTCAAGGATGCCTGGACCACGATCCCCGATGCCACCAGCACCTATAACGTCATCGACCGGCCGAACGCGTGCTATAACACGTTCAAAACCTGCCAGGACAAACCTAACTATCTCAAGGGCACGAAGACCTATAAGTTTGTTACCAGCGGCAGTCCGCTGCAGCCGGGCGACCCGATGCGGCCCTATATCGTCGGCCATAAGCAGGCGCCGACCGAGATTGATCCGGCAAATGGGTTGGCGCAGCGCGCCAGCGTCTCACTTTCTCTCGCGGACGAACCCGACGCGGACGTTGAGACCGACCCTTATTTGAGCAACCGCGCGAGCGCGCCGCAGGGGACATTTTGGACGCGGTGGCTCGCGCGCAATCATAACTATGCCGGGCGGTTCGCGCGCCTTAAGCGCGCCTATTTTACCGCCGGCTGGGATGGCGGGGCGTTCGTCAACGAGCTGTATATCATGGACAGCATCAAAGGCCCGGCGGCGAACGGCGATATCACTGTCACGCTGAAAGACCCGATTAAACTCGCCGACCGGGTCAAGGTCCCGGCGCCCACCAGCGGAAAGTTGGCTGTCGCTTTAACCACAAATGATTTGCAATTAACGCTGGGCGCGGGCGATGGCGCGCAATATCCCGAAAGCGGTTATGTGCGTGTCGGCGAGGAAGTCATCCAGTACACCCATAAGCTTCCGGCGCAGGGTTGGGGCTTCAACGATAACACGATGGATGGGTGGACTACGGAAAATGCAACCACCCAGACAGGTATTAACACGATCCTTGTGACTGCCGAGGCCGCGCCTCCACAATTTCGCCGCGCGGGGCTCGCCATCAATGGTGGTGTGAACCGCTATGTACTCGCCCGCATTCGCCGAACCATCGATTTCGTTTGGCAAGGCAAGTTATTTTATTCTACCGGGTCGCACGGCGAGAGCGGGAGTTTTTTTAAGGCCATCTCAGAGCCGGCCGGCTTTGCGAGCGGCGCGTGGGTGACCGCCGTATGGGATATGCATAATCTCACGGCCGGCGGCAGTGATTGGATCAATAATACGATCATCGGTTTAAATCTGGACCTTACCAGTTTTTCCACTGATGGGGAGTTCGAGATTGACTGGATCGGCTATGGCTCTATTGCCACGTTCGATGCTGATGTGCTGAGTTTGCCGAATGGTACCTATCGCGCGCAATTCGGCACCGGCGCGCAAGCCGCCAAAATCGGCGATGGTATACAGCTTTGCAAGCCTTATATCAATCAATCCGTTTCCGCCGTCATTAAGGATTTGCTCAATGCGGCCGACATCATCGATACCTATATCGACGTCGCCGGCATCCAGGCTGAGGACACCAATTGGCTGGGCAGTCGATTTAACATTACGACGTGTCTGGCCGAGCCGGAGGACATCTCGGCGCATCTCAAAGAGATCGCCTTTCAAACCGGCGGCGTGATCTGGTGGTCTCCGATGGATCAAAAAGTGAGGTATAAATTCATCGGGCCGCAGTCGCCATTGGCGAATTTAAATAAGACCCTCACCGACGAGGCGAATTTTATCCAGGGCACGGTCAAGATCGAGTCACAGGACGATTCGCGACTGACGTTTGTCGCGGTGTATTACGACCTGATTAAGGCCACCGCCAATTTAAAAGAGGGCAAGAATTTTCTGCGCGGCGAGGCTTATGTCGATGCCGACGCGGAGAGCGCCAACGAGTATAACGACAGCCGCGAACAGACCACAAATTCCCGCTGGTTCACGGCCGTCAATTCGCAAGCGCTGCGCGGATGGGCCCAGCGAAAACTTGGCCAGTACCGCAATGCGCCAAAGATCGTTGAGGCGGCGCTTGACCCGAAAGACGCGGCGGTGAAAGAGGGCGATATTTACAGCATCAAGACCGCGCAAATCGTCGACGCCGCCGGCGCGCCGTTGCCGACCAAGGTTTTAATTTTACGCCGCCAGGATGATGGCGGGCGTTTGCAAATTAAGGCGATGACGACGAATTTTGACCGGCGTTATGCCTTCATCGCGCCCAATGGGACGCCGGATTATAAGCTGGGGACGTCGCTGCAAGACGAATACGCGCATATCGCCAGCAACATCGGTGCTATGAGCGATGGGTCGAGCGCGTGGCTGATCGTATAAATGGTGAACGATGATCGACAAAATTTCCATACCTAACACCGCTTTTATCCCATGCCCAAAGCGGCAGTTTAACCAGGTGGCGGCGAAGCACTGTCCTGGGTGCGAATTTTTTAATGGGCTTGTGGATACCACTGGATCAGATCAAGTCGCCTTTGAAAATCGTTACCGAGTTCTTTGCGGTCATCCTATCGCGCGCCGGATGGCGCGCGTGGAGATCGATTAATGCCGGCGCCGTCAAAAGTTTTTACGACGATCCCGGACGGCGACATCGATCCGGAGTCACCGATAACAACGGGGCTGATGACCGCGTTTCGCGACAACGACCAAAACCTAAAAGAGTGGGTCGGCGGGTCATTTATCGCCGCGGTCGACCATAACCACGATGGGTTAAATAGCGTCCTGCTCTCTGGCAACGTCGCCGGCGCGCTTTTTATGCACAAGAATTACAACTAGGAGATTAGGCTATGCAATACATCAAGATTCGTATTCTCGAATGGCGCGACGAGGCGTCTTTCAATTTATTGCAAAAGGTAGGGACGCAGGCTAGGGCCGCGCTGGAAAAAGCAGAAGCAGCGCGCGGACGAGCCTCTAGCTTGACGGCTCAATTGGCGAAAACGGACGAGCGGCTTCAACAGCTACACGACCAAACGGAAGCGGCCGCGGCCAGATCGCTGGCGGCGCAATTGACGAATGAGGCGAACGCACTCCAAGCGATCGCCGATCAGGCCTCAGCGGATAATTCAAAAAAGAGATCGACACACAAAATGTGCGGCACATTTGGGTACCAGATAGTGGATGAGTCGGGGAACGTGGAGTCGATTGTCGATGAGGCCGGCGCGCCGTATCCGGCGGATGCGATTTATGGCTACGAGGTCGCCGACGCAAATCCGCCGGCGCCGAGCTGGGCCAAGGCGTAATTAAAGACAAACGGAGGCCGTTGTTATGTCCACATCACCGCAATTTACCAACGCACCCAACCCCGGCGTCCCGGCGGTATTGACCGCGGCCAATACCGCGCTCGATGGTACTGGCGCGACCGGCAGGGCGCTTATTTTTACCGCCGCCGCCGCCCATTCGCTCATAGAAAAGGTCCGCGCGATGCACAAAGGCACCAACATCGCGACCGTTTTGCGGGTGTTCTTGAACAACGGTTCCGATCCAGATACCGCGACCAATAACACGTTGATTGGCGAGAAAACGATCCCGGCCAATACTATCAGCCAAATTGCTGAATCCGTTGCGCAAGAAATATCGCTGCTTGTAAAAGTTAAAGGCGGTTCCCCGGCGTCGCGTATTTATGTCACGCTCGGAACAGCGGTCGCCGCCGGCATCCACACCACTCCGTCAGGCGCGGATTTCTAAATGCATCCAGGATTATTTGGCTATCCAACCGGCGGGTTAGCCAAGAGCCGCCGTGTTCTATCCAACGATTTTTTCCAAGTACCGGAAGATATTTATGTTGTTTACGTTACTTTAGCTGGCGCCGGCGCCGGCGGTGGTGGTGGTGCCACCGCCGGGAGTCCCGGAAGTGCCGGTAGCGCCGGAGGCACTACTTCGTTCGGTAATAAATTGAGCGCTGTCGGTGGGGGAGTTCCACAGGGAGGTACTGCAGGCGGCGGGCAATCCAACGGAGGTAAGGGTGGTTTTCCTGGAGCGGCTGGGGGAACGCCATCTTCCTCAAATGTTGGTGTTGCAGGAAGCGTATTTCCGGGCAGCGGTGGAGATGGTGGACCGGGCACCGGTGGAGATGGTGGACCCGGCGGCGGGGGCGGTCAATTGAAATTACGAGAGCCAGTATCTGTTACGCCGGGAGAAATTGTTCCTATCACAATTGGCCAAGGCGGCGCTGGTGGCGCTGGTCCGGGCGGCGCTGGGAGCGCTGGGCAACCTGGTTTTTGCTTGGTGGAATGGTAATGAAGATACCAAGCACCGCGATTTCAAGAAAGTTGAGCTGGCCGCAGCGTGCAAAAATACCATCGAGGCGGGGTTTGCTTCAAGCGATTTAGGCGCGGTTTTTACCTACCCAAGCACTGTTCTGGATCAACTAATTTTCACCCATTGCAATTTCTTTTAAATAGGTGCAAAGATTTCGAAGGTCAATTATCTCGATTTTTCGCCTCAATTATCTCAGCGCGCCTCAATCATGGCTTTCCCGAGCCGGGCGGGTTGTTCTGTATTAGAAGCAGGTTTTTCCATACTTTACTTTATGCCGTTAGGTGAGCGGTTTGATTATAGCAAACGTCGGTTGGGTTAAACCGCGAGTGCGCCGGGCAGGGGTCTGATGCAACGGTTTGACTATAGGCTTTCGGCTAAGCGCAGGCCGGCGAAGATGTGGCGTTTATCGGCGGTATAAAAATTACGAAATGTCGGGCGCTGAATGCAGGCGGCGGTATAACGGCTGCCGCCGCGCAATACGTAGTGGGTGCCGAACCACGGCGCGGAATAGCCGTCGTAGGGAAACGCCTTGAATCCAGGATAGGGATAAAACAGGTTCGCGCACCATTCCCACACCTTCTCGTTTAATGGGTTCCCTTCTTTTTGCGCGCTTTCTCGCGCTATGGCGCCGAAAGTAGCGGCATACTCCCATTCTTGCTCTGACGGCAAGCGGCATCCCGCGTAACGCGCGAACGCCTCGGCTTCATAGTAGTTGACGCCATAGACGGGGGATCAGGCATCAGATCTTTCGTGCCTTCGGCTGTGACGGCATACCAATGGCCTGCTTGGTCGCGGCGCCAATGTTGCGGCGCGTCGGCCTTTGCCGCCTGTAGCCAGCGCCGACCCGGGGCGCTCCAGTAGCGGCCAGTGGCGTAGCCTTGCGCCTCCATAAAGCCGAGGTATTCGGCATTGGTCGCAGGCAGGGCGCCGATCGCGAATGCCGCTAGATCGACGGCATGCCGCGGCAACTCGTTATCGTAGGCATCGGGCCCGCCGGCATGACCTAAACGAATGGTTTGTTTATCGAGCCGGATTGCGGGCGGGGTAGGAGCGCGGGTAGGGCAGATATTTTTTACCTTATGTTCGGGTCGATCCTGGGTTAACGCGCGTTGTTGCCGGATTTGTTGCAGGGTTTCCAGGTGTTGGCTGTGATGTTGGATTAAAAACAGCGGCAAATAATGTTGTTTGAGCAAGTCGTGCCGGTATCTGTGCTGCATCAAGTCAGCCAAGAGATCAATATTGGTTTGGTGTAGATCG